GTTGTATGCTCTAACACTCAATGCACCATCATATTTGTAAACTTTACCAGCTTTAAATCCAGTCAAAGTATATTTAGCAAACTCTTTGATACCCGACCCAACACCGCACGAACTATATTCTGCTTTATTTTTTTTAGATAATAAAGCACCTTGTTTCTTAATGAACTTTTTTGATTCTTTCGGCATCTTATCATTTGCAATTGCTAACATATCCGTACTAAATTTTGATAATTCAGATATGTCAAAACCGTCTTCACTCATTACTCACACCCCCAATAAATCACAATCATTATCAATTACTAATGTGCATAGTATTTCAATACTATCTCGAAATTTATAGTTAGGTTGAAAAAAATTAATATCAAATCTCAACTTACCATCGTACATAAAATACATGTCATTGGTAAGATTTTTTATTGAGTTTGCTCGTATGGTAAGCTTGTGTGATACCTCCGAATATGTCGAACTGTCTTCGCTGGTTTTTACTTGTCCACTGGTTGGTATTATTTCCGACCAAATAGTTTTAATCTTTTGATACTCCCAATCCTTCTCTTTCAACTCATTTAATATTTCTACTTTGGCATATACATCAATTCTGTTTCGGAGTCTATCCCCTAACCCATTCACGATATTATACCCACGGTCGAATATTGTAATTGCATCATGATTGATTGTAATGTAAATCTAACCTTGTCATTAGTCTTATTCGCTTGCATCATTTCTCTATTTTCAAACCATTCCATAATTAGAACCCTACCATATATCCTAGCTAACGCATTAGTATTATCGTATGTGTTTCCAGTCGCATTTTTTAAATATGCAATAGCACCATCAATTAAAACTTGGATATCGGCATCTTCATCATCATAGTCAATCTTTAACCATGCTTTCGCTTCTTCCAATGTAATCATAAATAACTCCTTTCTTAATCAAGAAAAGTAACAACTTACATTGTTACTTTTCACTAATTAATTTATGAACTTATTACACTAAAGGAGAATAAAGGGCACACGCTGACTTAGTATCAAATATCTTTGTTGTTAATGCTCCAATCACTCTCATTCCTGTAGCATCTTCGTCAAAGTATCTGCTTCTATCAGTTTCAACTTGGAATCCTTCCAGTTCAAACATTCTCATTGCTTGTTGTAAATTACCGATTATGATAGGGAATTGTGAAACGGTATTAATAGTTGCGTTTAATAAATGTCTATCGTCAAATACTACAATTTCCTTTCCAGCATATCTGTAAACTGCTGGATTTGTAATATCGGGTTGTAAATATCTTCTACCTTGCTTATCTTCTAAACCGATAAGATAGTTGAAACCACTTTGATTAGTGTATATTCTACATTCAGCGGTTTTTGCAATTGCAATAGGTAATGTGACATTTAAGATATTGTCTATTTGTTTTAATGTAACTGGTACGGTTAAGTCTTTTTCAACTGTAATTCCGCCTGTAGTCATTCCTAATAGTCCATCAGTTTTAGTTCCAGTACCATAAAAAGCCATGATGTTTCTTGTAGCAACTTGTTTCTTAGCAATCCATTGTGATACATACGCTAATAATCCACCAGCTTCATTTTTAAGTAATTCATTAGGAATTTTTAACATACCTTTGTAATAGTTACATGCGTATGTTATCTTTTGAAATTCGGGACTTCCCATATCTGGAATTGTTGTTAATTCTGCAACATCTCCAAATGGTGTTGACTCTGGTTCAACTTCAAAGACTCTTGAACCGCTTATAGTTGATACTGGTTCATGTTGAACATATTGAGCCATGTCGGGGTAATCTCTTAACCAAACATTTATAGCAGTTTGAATATCCACTGGAATTAATAATTGACCATCAGCACCCGTGATTGAAGATAATGCTTTAATTTCATTATCTCCATCCATTGGGCGACCGCTCATTACCTTTGCAAATACTCTTAATTGCAGGTTTTTAACATCTTTTTCATTCTTATTTGGTTCGACATCCTTAATTTTATTTTTTATTGCTTCTTCTTCATCGGCTTCAATACCTTCTTGAACTCTAATTCTAGCTTCAATTACATCAATTTCGTCAGCTTTTGCGTTAATTTCCTTAGCTTGTACACCATCTTTTATTGATAAATCTTTTGCTTCTGCTCTTAATTTTGCTAATTGTTGTCTTAATTCTGCTGATAATTTCATTTAAAAATCCTTCTTTCATCAATTAATTTTTGAATTTTGGGCATAAAAAAAGAACCATCCTTTTAAAATGATTCTTTTTACATTCTGATTCTTAATTTTGCTATTGCTAATTCAAGTTCATTGTTCACATCCTCGTTTGGTGGTTCTTCGCACGTATCTTTTTTACAATCTGTACATGTACATTGTTCACATAAACAACAATCTGTATTATCATCAGTCATGTTTTTAAGTTCCTTAGGAACTTTATTATACATATCTAATTTACTAATACTTGCAACCGCATTATTTGATTGAATTACTTCAATATTAAAATATTTACTTGCTTCATCACCAGTCATCCAAGTTTCATTGTCTATCATTGTTTTAATAGTTTCAATGTCAACTCCATCTACCAACTTACTTTTATACACTTCTAACATTCCAACATCAATTTTATCCAATGTATCTGCCATTTTTCGTAACTCAATTGGATTGCCTTGAATACCACATAATGCGTGATGTATCATCAGATATGAGTTACTAGGCATAACAATTTTATCACCCGCCATTGCTATAACTGATGATATTGAACCCGCTACCCCATCCACATGAACTGTTTTAAATGATTTAGTTCTCATTAACATGTTGTATATTGCCATTCCAGCAAATACAGAACCACCGCCACTATTAATGTATATATCAAGCGGTTTACTTTCATCGATTTGACTTAATATATCAATAATATCTTGTGGGCATGTATCCGCATCACTCCACTTATCCCATTCATCACTTACAATATCACCATAAAAATATAGTTCTTGATTAGATTGACCCATTGCATTTTTAAATTGAATAGCTTTCTTTTTCACTTACTCACCCCCCTTCATAGTGCCACCATAGTTAGCACCCGTTTTAACTGCATCTAAAGTTATTAAATTACCATTCATCAAAAGCACATCAGCACCATCAACATATGAGTATCCTAGTTCTTCTCTAGCTTCATTTAATTTAATCATTCCATTATTTACACCTTTTTGTAAGAAGTCCATTTGTGCGGTGGGGTCTAGTTTAAATAAATCCTTTATTGAATGTTCAAGGTATTTACCAGCTAATTTATCATCATTAGACAAAACCTTTCTTGTATTTTCTTGCTGATACATTTTCAAAATAGGCATCAAGCAATTAACATAAAAGTCGGTTTGTTGACTCACACTATTTGCATATGAACTCTTTGAATAATCATTAATTACATTGGGTGATAATTGAAATGCTCCAGCAATTCGCAATGCATTTGTATTATTTATAACACTAAATTCGGCATCACTTAACTTCATTGATAAAGTTGTTGCATTTATACCAAGTGGCAGCGGTAAAAATCTAGTGCTATTACTATTACAATATCTTTCTGTTTCTCTTATTAACGTGTCTTTTGCGTTGGGGTCTAAATCAGCGGTATATTGTAATATAACCTTATCCCCGAACATATTTGATTTATACAAAGTATTAATATAAGATTGTCCATATTTTTGAGTATCAATTTGCATTTTTAAAACATCTTTTATAGCCATACCAATTATTCCATCGTAAGTAACACTAGTTTTATAATGCAATATTTCGCTGGAACTAAATATATATTGCTTACCAAAATTATTACGGTCATACCACACATACCATATTGCGTTGGTAGTTCCAAATATACCCGCATTATCTCGCCATACTCTAACATCATCATGGTCAAGTATCCATAAACTATCAACTTGACCTTTATTTTTTCCAGTCTTAGCGGTGGATATATACACATAACTATTACCATAAAAATTTCTATTCAATTCAACTGCACTCCAAAAACTTGAAGCTGACATATATGGGTTTGGTTCTAAATTTAAAATATTACTCAATCCATTATCCATGATTCTCTCTTTGCCTTTTAACGCATCATAAGAATATTGATAGATTGGTAATTTTCCAACCGCATTGGATAAGAAAGTTAAACAAGTAAAAAATACAACTTCACCTAAATTACTTTGACTTAATTCATTAACATCTAACCCCAATAAACTCAACAAATTCTTATCGGCTAGACTGTAATTCTTAATATCTTCTTTTTTCATTCGGTTTTTTAATACACCCATGTTTAATATTCACCCCCTTTCGGTGTTATCATCTAGGATATTTAAGTAAAAACACTGTTAAAAGTGCAAATACTAACCCTAGAATATAGTACCCAAGTTCTATATTTATTAAAAAACTAGGATACACAATAAAAAAAGCACTAATAATTGCGGTTATTTCCGCATCATTTGCACTTACAAATAGCTTTATATATTTATATATTGCTTTAATCTTATTCATTTTTACCCCCATTTCATTAAGAATAAAATGATTTAATTGAATCAGCGGTTAATATTCGTGGCTTCGCTTCATTCCTCATGCTGAACTTATGAGCATCGACCCAACTTGCAACGGGGTCAATTCTTTTGAATCTACTATTTTTATCTAACATAACTTTCCCATGTAATGGGGTTGTAATTTGTGCGTTATTTACTGCCCAAATTAATAATTCATCATCCTTATTAAAATAGATATTACCAGCTTCAACTTCGTATTTTATATCCATTACCGCATCATTTAATGACTTACTCGTTTGGTATATGTCAAAACAATCAACCCCGAACTCTTCCAAGTCC